CCTTGAGCAGAAGTACAATATTGGTAAGAAAGGAAAGGCTCAGGAAACCGAATGATTTTGTGGGGAGTTCAACACTCCTTTTTTTATGCTTTCTTGTATAATTAGTAATGAACGCCGTAAGGGTTCACAAAACACAAACTCGCTTTCAAAGGAGCTACAATAATGACTAACCTCACAAGGTATACATCTGCGGATCTTCCTAGCCTTCTGGATAAGATTACTCGCAACAGTATTGGGATGGATGAGTATCTTGATCGCATCTTTAATGTTCACGAAACTACATCAAATTATCCCCCATACAATCTTGTTCAGATAAGTAATGTAGAATCTCATCTAGAAATTGCTCTTGCTGGATTCAAAAAGGAGGAAGTTCATGCGTACACAGAGTATGGAAAACTTTTTGTCGAAGGACAAAAATCAGATTCCGAATCGGACAAGACGTTTATCCACAAGGGACTGGCTCAAAGAAGTTTCAAACGAGCCTGGACTTTATCCGACGACACAGAAGTATCCAACGTCACATTCGAAGATGGACTCCTCAGAATTGAGTTAAGAAAGATTGTTCCAGAACATCATCAACGTAAAGATTATATCTAAATATAATTGAATATCGTCGGCGCAGGGGAACGACTGGCAAAATCCAGTTGACTTCCCCTCTTTTTATTGCTATACTGTTGAGAGATATTGGAGTATTATGTCTGTAAAACTTGCACTTTTGAAATCTGGAGAGACATTAATAGCAGATATACAAGAGATGGTTTTGGAGGAAAGGGTAGTTGGATATATTTTCAACAAACCCCAAGTAGTATTGGTTAGAGATTTTAAGGATATAGTGAATGATGATGGCGAGAATACATCACATACATTCGATATTAATCTTTATCCTTGGATTCCTTTCACTTCTGATGAAGTAATTCCAACTCCTATTGATTGGATTGTTACTTTGGTAGAACCAAAGAAAAAATTAAAAGAAATGTATGAGTCAAAAGTATTAAAAGATGGAGAAAATAATGACAAAAGTAATAGTGATGGTGAACAATCAGATTCTGATAACACAGATTGAAGAGGTATCCTCTGAACTGGGTGAACCCGATTGTAAACTTGTAGAACCTTTCCTTTTAAATGAGTCTGATCAGACATTATCTCCATGGATGGTGAATGTTTCTTCTCAAAATACATTCATGATTCATTCGGATAAAATTCTGACAATTGCTGATCCAAAACCTACACTTCTTGAAAAATATCAGAACCTGCTTAAATGAGATTTTATACCAATGTGCAAATGATCGGGAACCAGTTTCTCGTCCGTGGTTATGACAATGGTAAACATGTAATGTTCAAAGAAGAGTTTTCACCAACTCTCTTTGTTCCTTCTAAGAAAGAATCAAAATATAAAACTCTTGATGGTGACAACGTTGAACCAATTGTTCCAGGTTCTGTTAGGGATTGTCGAGAGTTTTATAAAAAATATGATAACGTAGATGGATTTAAAATCTACGGAAATGATCGTTATGTGTTTCAGTATATTTCTGAAAAGTATCCTGAAGATGAGATTAAGTTTGATATTACTAAGATCAAACTGGTAACTCTTGATATTGAGGTTGCTTCTGAGAATGGATTCCCAGATACTGAATCTGCATCGGAAGAAATTCTCACTATTACTATTCAGGATTATGCCACTAAGAATATTATTACTTGGGGTGTAAAACCTTTCAATAACAAACAATCAAACGTAAAGTATATTGAATGCGGATCTGAGTATCAACTTCTTCAGAACTTTCTTGATTATTGGGGGAATAATATTCCCGAAGTAATCACGGGTTGGAACATTCAGTTTTATGATATTCCTTATATTTGTCGTCGTCTCAATCGAGTTTTGGGTGAAAAGATGATGAAATCTTTCTCTCCTTGGGGACTTGTGAGTGAAAGAGAAGTTGTAATCATGGGAAGAAAACAGATTTCTTATGATGTTGGGGGAATTACTCAACTCGATTATCTAGATCTTTATAAGAAATTTACTTATAAAGCGCAGGAATCATATCGTCTTGATTACATTGCTGAAGTAGAACTAGGACAGAAGAAACTCGATCACTCGGAGTTTGATACGTTTAAAGATTTCTATACTAAGGACTGGCAAAAGTTTGTAGAATATAACATCGTTGACGTGGAACTGGTGGATCGTCTTGAGGATAAGATGAAACTCATCGAACTTGCGATTACGATGGCATATGATGCAAAGGTGAACTATGCCGATGTGTTCTTTCAGGTTCGGATGTGGGATAATATCATCTACAACTATCTGAAAAAACGTAATATTGTTATTCCACCAAAGGAAAAAACAGAGAAAGATGCTAAGTATGCTGGTGCTTATGTAAAGGAACCAAAGCCTGGAGTGTACGATTGGGTTGTCAACTTTGACTTGAACTCTCTGTATCCACACCTGATCATGATGTACAACATTTCACCAGAAACTCTGATGGATGAGAAGCATCCCACTGCTTCTGTGGACAAGATTCTTAATCAGCAGGTAAGTTTCGAGTTATATAAGGACTATGCGGTGTGTGCCAATGGTGCAATGTTCCGCAAAGATCAACGTGGAATCCTTCCTGAACTGATGGAGAAGATGTATAATGAACGTGTCATCTTTAAAAAGAAGATGATTGCTGCGAAGAAAGAGTATGAGAAGACACCAACGAAAGAACTTGAAAAGGAGATTGCGAGGTGCAATAACATCCAAATGGCAAAGAAGATTTCTCTTAACTCTGCTTATGGTGCTATTGGTAATCAGTACTTCAGGTATTTCAAACTAGCAAATGCTGAGGCAATCACTCTCTCGGGTCAAGTTGCTATTCGTTGGATTGAGGGAAAGATGAATACATACCTCAATAAAATTCTTAAAACGGAGGATGTTGATTATGTTATTGCTTCAGATACTGATTCTATCTATCTTAATATGGGTCCTTTGGTTGAACGTATATTCAAGGGAAGAGAGAAAACTACTGAAAGCATTGTTTCGTTCCTTGATAAGATCTGTCAAATGGAACTTGAAAAGTATATTGAAAGTTCTTACCAAGAATTGGCTGACTATGTGAATGCATATGATCAGAAGATGTTCATGAAACGTGAGAACATTGCGGATCGTGGCATCTGGACTGCTAAGAAACGATACATTCTTAATGTATGGGATAGTGAAGGTGTTCGATATACTGAACCAAAACTCAAGATCATGGGTATTGAAGCAGTTAAATCATCAACTCCTGCACCCTGCCGTAAGATGATTAAGGATGCACTTAAACTGATGATGAGTGGGACTGAAGATGATGTGATTGACTTTATTGAAAAGAGTAGAAGTGACTTTAAGAAACTTCCACCAGAGCAAGTTTCATTCCCTCGTTCCGCATCTGATGTAAATAAGTATAAGTCCAGTGCTTCAATCTACGAAAAGGGAACACCAATTCACGTTCGTGGAGCACTTCTTTATAATCACTACATTAAGAAAGAGAATCTTACAAACAAGTATTCTCTCATTCAGAATGGTGAAAAGATTAAGTTCTGCTACCTCAAAAAACCAAACTCTATTCATGAAAATGTAATCTCTTATATTCAAGATTTTCCACGGGAACTTGGTATTGACAAATATGTGGACTACGATTTACAATTTGAGAAAGCATTTCTAGAACCTATGAAAGTCATCCTAGATTCAATTGGATGGAGTGTAGAAAAAACTGTAAACCTTGATTCATTTTTTGCCTAATGGACTTCCTTAAAGATATTGTAAAAGAGATTGGTGATGACTTTACTAAGTTAGCATCGGACATTGATGAAACAGAAACTTATGTTGATACAGGTTCATATATTTTTAATGCACTGGTTTCAGGTAGTGTATTTGGCGGTGTATCTGGGAACAAGATTACTGCTATTGCTGGAGAGTCTTCTACTGGAAAGACTTTTTTCTCTCTCGCCGTGGTTAAGAACTTTCTTGATTCTAATCCCGATGGTTACTGTCTCTACTTTGACACTGAGGCTGCTATCACTAAATCTTTGATTGAATCTCGTGGAATTGATACTACTCGTCTGGTTGTTGTTAACGTTGTTACTATTGAAGAGTTTCGTACAAAGGCACTCAAAGCAGTAGACATGTATTTGAAAGCACCAGTAGAAGATCGCAAACCCTGCATGTTTGTGCTAGACTCTCTTGGTATGCTCTCCACGACTAAAGAAATCACTGATGCACTGAATGAGAAGGAAGTCAGGGATATGACTAAATCCCAACTCATTAAAGGTGCATTCAGAATGCTCACACTCAAACTAGGTCAAGCAAATGTCCCGCTCATTGTCACAAATCATACATACGATGTCATCGGAGCTTACGTACCAACGAAAGAAATGGGAGGAGGTTCTGGACTCAAATACGCAGCAAGTACGATCATTTATCTCAGCAAAAAGAAAGAAAAGGATGGAACAGAAGTGGTCGGAAATATTATCAAGGCTAAGACTGCTAAATCGCGTTTGAGTAAGGAGAACAAACAAGTTGAAGTACGTCTTTATTATGATGAGCGTGGTCTTGATCGATATTATGGTCTTCTTGAACTCGGTGAGATCGGCGGACTTTGGAAGAATGTAGCAGGACGCTATGAGATT